TAGAGAAATAACGCTCTTGATGGAGAGAACAATTCCCTCACCATTTTACCAAAAATGTGGCACTTTCTTATAGAACCTCACCCCCCCGATCTTCTATGGGGTAATGTTCTAGATCACATAGTCTAGAGTACAGAGTGAAAGAGTCTAGAGTGTAGAGGGCGTAATATGGGGCAAAAAGGTTTTTAAAGCTTCTTCTATAATAAGTATTATGATTTATTATGTCTAAGGTTGAGGTATCAAAATCTGGTTTATGTTACAAACCCAAAGCTAAATTAAATTCGGTTTTTTTCGAGAAGTATTTGAGTTTTTCCAGGGTAATTGGGGTTTACGACCCCGATACAAAATCGTGGTGCTTAAGTCCTATAAAATTACAGCATGTTGATCCTCTTTTACTTAAAAGACTTTACGAGGAGGTAAAGATAATCGATCAATTGATCGGTTTTGAGCCTGAAGATGCGTGGGTTAAGGTCAAAGAGGCTGTAGAGCAAAGGCTTAAGGTTATTCCTTCTGATTTTATGTTAGGTTCATCAGAGGCGAAAATCAGCGGTAACGAGGTTTTTATGAACGATGATTCTGTTGACTATGATGTAGTAAATTCCGTCTTATGCAAAGATGTTAGGAGGTTTGATTATAGGAGCAGGTCTTATATAACTGAAAAAGTATGTTTCTATAGGGTAGTTAATAACATTCTGTATTTCTATAGAGGTTTATTCCCTGCAGTTCAAGAAGCTTTAAAGAAGGCATTCTATAATGTTACATTATCTAATCCTTATAATCCTGAGCTTGAGAAGTTGAATATATCCGCTCAAATTTCTAAATTTACATTGAGGTCATACCAGATTGATGCTATTAAAAATGCGTTAAAGTATATGGCTCAAGTCGGTGGTGCATTACTACAATTGCCTACTGGTGCCGGAAAGACTGTTATAGGGGCATCACTGCTAAAGCTATTGAGGGATGCCGGTTTCGTGCAAAAGTGCTTTGTAGTTGTTAATTCTAAAACGTTAGCCGTTCAGTGGAGTAAGTTTTTGAATGATTTCGGGTTTGATGTAGGACTGTGGACTGGTGACGAAAAAAACCTCGATCAGGTGACCGTCACTACTTTCCAGAGTATTTATAACTCTTACAATAAGGTAGCGAAAGAGGCTATTAACCTAATCGGTGACGGGTTAGTTTCTCAATTTAAAGACGCCGATTTTGTAATATTCGATGAAGTACACCACATTCCCGCTAACACGTTTAAGGCTGTAGCGTCTCTTAATTCGAAATTGCATTTGGGTCTTTCGGCTACTCCTTATAGAGAGGATAGTCTTGATGAGGTTATATATGGTTTGACGTCAACTCCCGCTTTTAAGATGTACTTCAGTGACCTCTTAGAGTTCTTGATAGCTCCCACGGTAATAAATGTCCAGATCCCATTAAGGTTGTCTGAAGGTAGGGAATATATGATGAGATTCAATGATGCAAACGAGGAAGTGTATGAGCTTGATGAGGATGAGGAAGAGGGTTACGGTTCTAAGAAGGTTGAAGGTTACATTGACTATATGAAATATGTGCTTTGGAATCCGCGTATATGGCAATACGCCCTTTGGTTAGCCGATAAATTTCCGAAACCGGTACTGATCCATAGCCCGTTAGAGAAACCGGCGTATCACTTTTCCACACAGTTTAAATTGCCTTTACTAAGCGGGAAATTAAGTGATACTGAACGTAAAGTTATACTTGAGGGTCTTAACAGTAGGAATATATCGATAGCGGTAACTACAACGGTTGTTGACGAGGGTATCGATATCCCGGCGTTACGTGGATTAATAATGTTGTTCCCTGGAGGGTCTAGGGTGAAGCTGATTCAGCGTATAGGTAGGTTAGTGAGGCGTGCATCGGGGAAGTCTAACGCTTATGCTTTTATTTTTAATTACGTAACGGAAAGCCTGTGGTTTAATAATATATTAGCAAAACAGAAGTTGAAACGTGATAAGGCTATTGGAGAGGAAAGGGAGTGGAGGCTGATAGATGTGGGCTACAAGGACGTGTTAAGTGTTTTAAACGGGTGATCATCGGTGAACAAACACGTTAATATTCACGTTAATATTTCTATTGCTGAATTTATTTACGATGATGATGTTGATGGGTATCATATTGTTTGCATGATTAGGTATCATATGTGGAGGGCTGAGTGGTTCAGTGATATTGTTGATACAAAAATTGAGGTTTATCAGGGTGAAAATGTCATTATGTTATACGATATGTCAAGTGGTGTCGATATACTTGAGGATCCCTATGCTATTGAGAGTGCTATAAAATTTATAAAAATATTGAGAAAAGTTCATCGTGATAAGAAGGTGTTAAAAATAATGTTAAACGATTTACGTTCTATACTAGAGGATGAAAAGTATGGTATTAATCCTTATTTTTAAGTAACATCGGGCAGAAAAATTTAAATATTTTTTGTATACTAATCTTAAAATCATGGTTTCGTTTTATCTATGTGAACACCTTATTGGTCAGTTTGTAAAAGATAAAAAAGATGTTGTCAGATGTCGTGCTACATCATCTGTGTATGACCCCTATAACGGGTGGATTGAATGTGTATCTACTTACGGGCGTTTGGTTTCCTCATATGAAAACATGGTGAGAATTTATTACCATATGATAGATAAGCATTCGGATGAGCTTGATATTGATACTTTGAGGAGGATAGAAGAAATAGTAAAAAAGATTGGGTGATCGGGATGGTTATTCATGATCGATGTGATTGGATTAATATATCGGATCCGGATAGGCTTACGTGTCTTCAGTTTAAATTTTTTGTTTCTGTTGTCAGCGTTGTTGTTAACATGACTGATATTGATGATTTTAAAAAGGTTCAATTTTTAGAAAAAATTGCTTCAATCTTGTTTTCTAATAATAAGGAATGATTTTTTTTATTCTTCTGTGTTTTCTATAACTATTAGAAACCCTTTTGAAGAATCGAATCCTATGTAGTACGTCGTTTTTTCTGTTTCTGTTTTTTCTTTATTGGTTTCTATTATGGTTTTATTATCTTCTTTGCGGATGTTGATTGTCTTATATATTATGCTTTTTTCGTTTTCATATGCTAATCTTATTATTATTTGATTGTTTTCTGGTTCTCTTATAAGAAAAGAGTCTATATCTTTTATACTTATTGTTATGCTTTTTATTATATCGGGGTCTATATTCTCTTCATCTCTTTTCTTCTTTTCGTTTATTGTGATTTCTATATTGAATTCTTTTTCGATGTTACTGCTTAATAACTGTGTTATTTTTTCTATTACGCTCTTCTTCATTTATGTATATTCTTTTCGGTATTTCTATTTAAGTTTTGGGGGTAGCATGGTTTTTATAGTAATATCAACGAATTTTTTATTCGGGTTAAAATGAACGACGTAAAGGAAAGGATATCCAATTTTCTTAATTTTCTTCACCAAAACCATTTATACTATCTAGAACATAGCGTAAAGAAATTTGGTTTTTTGGTATTAGAGGTGATTCCGGATGACAAATTCAACGGTGTTAGTATTGAGCAAATAAAAGATTCATTAAAAAAGGACGGATTTGAGTTGAGGTATATAAATAATTCGTATTAACGAGAGTTTTGGTTTTTATAGTAGTACCGGTTAATATTTGAATTGGGTGGTTTTGGTGGCTGAACAAAAGGTAATCAAGTTGGAGTTCGAAACCGGTTCTTACTCGCATACGTTGAAACATAGTGTACTTTACAGTGTTAAGCGAAATAAATTCGTTAAGGGTTTTTGTCACAAGGGGACAAGGTGGAGGTGTGAGTATAGGGTTTTTCCTGGAGTTTATATAGTGTGGAGTGTCAGTGGGTTTAAAGATAGTCGTGGTCTGGTTTTCACTATTAGGAAAGTAAAGGTCGGTGAAGACGGGAGTATGAGTAACGTTGAAATTATGTTTAATGATTCTTTATTGCTTGATGATTTATTAAAGATGAGGGATGACCCGAATGCACCTGGATCTTTAAGGTTATTTATTAACAGTATCCCTATCGCATATCATACCGTTGGCAGTATTCCATCTTCTGATGTGACATTTGATGCTGATGAGGTTCAGAGGGTTATTACATACGTTACTACATATCTAATAAAAACCGCTGAGGATTAAGACCTTGGTGCTTATTCTCTTTTTAAACAATTCTTTTTGTGGTAAGTTACAATTTTTTTATAAACCTAGTGGTGGTAAATATTTGATTAAGGAGGTTGATATTAGATGGTAGCATGTGAACGTTGGGAAAGGGAAATCAAGGAGATATTAGAGAAGGCTGAGGTTTCGGTTAAGTTTAAGGATAACAGACTTCAATTTTTTATCAAACCCGAGATACCTAAAGAGTGTCTAATAAACGTCTTTGTGAGGAGCGGGTATGATGTTGTCCTTATTGAGTACCTTATGGTTAACCGTATACCTATGTACCATATTATGTATGCTAAGGGAGATGATAGGATTTGTGATTTTTATCATTATCAGGAGGGTTCTCCTTATTACGGGGTATATACTTGTTTTAACATAACATCATCGTAATGTTTTTAAGACTTTTTCTTCTATTAAAAATGTGATGTTAGGCAGTATCGGGAGGTTATTATATACTTTAAGTTTGTACTGTGTTTCCATGTTTTACCTTACTTATCAGACCCTGAACTTTATTCTTTCTCATTTCCTTTCCCTTACGATAGCATCAATAACGGGTCTTGTGCCTTTCGTTTTTACGTTTTTTATTGTAGCCGATGTTTTGCCTAGGGTTACCGCTGGTCGTTTGGTTTCGGGAAAAATAGTTGAAGTGAGGAGGGTTGACCGTCAAGCCGTCTTTTTCCAGAGTAGTAATGTTATGCTCCTCATTCTTGCTTCCTATGACAAACTCCTGCTTCTCCTCTTAGGCTGGTTCGTATTAATCTTACTTATTTATATATCTGGGGCTGACGTTTCAATATTAGCTCTGAACCCTTTCCTTCTGATGAGGGGATATAAACTTTATTACGTAAGAGTTGAGGTTCCCGGGTATTATTACAAAAGGTATTATATCCTTTCGGACTGTGATTTGGAAAATAATGTGTGTTTGGGGTTCGATAACGTCCGTTTTTATGAAATAGTGGATGGTTTATATATTATGCGGTTTTAAAAAATAAATATTTGGCTGAAATCTGTTATGATCGTTTCCATTCTATAACATAAGGTGCGTCAAAGGGTACCGGTTCTCCCCTCAGCCACTTCCTCCACCTCTCTATGTCGGCGTCAACCATAATCTTAACCAGCTCATTAAACCTCGTCCTCGGTTTCCATCCCAGCTTTTTCTCTGCTTTCGAGTAGTCCCCTACGAGGATGTTGACGTCTATGGGTCTGTAAAGCTTCTCATCTGTTTTTACGTAGTCCCTCCAGTTCAAGCCCACGTGTCTGAACGCCTCTTCAACGAACTCCCTTACAGAATGGCTCTCTCCGGTCGCGATTACGTAATCATCAGGCTCCTCCTGCTGTAGCATAAGCCACATGGCTTCGGTATACTCGGGTGCATATCCCCAGTCCCTCTCAGCCTTTAAGTTCCCTAACGTCAGGGTATCGGTTAGCCCGAAATATATCATTGCTACGGCGTTTGAAATTTTTCTCGTTACAAAGTCCAGCCCTCTTATCTCGGATTCGTGGTTGAAGAGGATCCCCGTAACGGCGAATATCTTATAAGCCTGTCGGTACAGCCTTACGAGGTGGTATGCGGAGAGCTTCGAGACAGCGTAGGGTGAGTCGGGTCTCATAGGGGTCTCCTCGTTGAGTTTAAGATAGTCATAAACATTTCCGAACATTTCCGACGTTCCCGCAAAGTAGACGCGGGTCTGCGGGGAGTGCCTCCTTACGGCGTCAAGGATGTAGAGGGTGGAGAGGGTGTTAGTAATGAAAGTGGAAACAGGCTGACTGAAGGAGGTACCTACATGGCTCTGTGATGCTAAGTGGTAGAGTTCGTTCGGTTTCACCGCTCTTATCAGTTCATCTACGTTAACCGGATCAGTTATGTCTACCTGGTGGATGTACTCCACTTTATCGGCTATCCCTAACCACTGCAGTCTCCATAAATTAGGTGTGCTGGTTCTCCTCACGGTGCCGTAGACTTTGTACCCCTTCTCCAGTAGCTGTTTCGCTAACCACGCCCCGTCCTGTCCCGTTATACCAGTTATTAATGCTGTCCTTCTCTCCATTGTTGTTCACTGTAATATAGGGAGTATTAGCTCCGTTAGGAAGTTGTACCCGTAGAAGATTCTGATGAATGGGTTTTGTATTTGTTCGTTAGTGTTAAACGATAATACCTCGAGTGGGTAGGGTGAGGGCATTGAGAGGACGGGTTCCTGGGACTGTAGCATGTAGATTACCGGTAGCATTGGGTCATAGGCTACCAGGACGCTGGTTTTTGTCCCCGGAGTAACCGTTATCAAGCGGTAGTCCTGAGGTGGTTCTTGTTGTGAGAAGCCATATTCGGGTACGTAAAGTGTAGACCCCGGCGGTACTTTAAACACGAACGCTAACGTCGGGTAATAGGGGTTTGTTACGAGACCTATACGGTAAGGTTCCTGGTCTGTCGTGCTTTGTGAGGGGTCAGTCCATATTTTTGTCAGACCGTTCCTTATATAAACCTCCGTGAAGGCTGATCCGAAAATATACCCGTTCCTCCAAATTGCTGTATAAAGTATCTGTTGGGTGGGGTTACTGATTACCCACTCCACCTCGTCGCTGGACACCCATTGATATGAGAGTGACGGTATGTTCCCTTGTGCCGAAGCCTCTGCCCTTACTTTAAGCTCGGGTTTCAGGATTTCTCCTTTTATTTTTGTAAGTATTGTTTCGGGTAGTTTGACCTTTTTCATCAAGGTTTAAATAAGCGATAGGTATATATAAATTTTGATGAAGTATGGCTGATGATTCGGGTGCAATTGACCTCACAATCATTATAGGGTTAGTAGCAATTGCCATAAGCATTATTTTTGCGTTTGTCGTAAATCCGAACCTCTCATCTAATTCAAATTTGACCCAAATCGTGTATATAATTGTTACGGGGATCGTAAGTATTTTGTCCTATATTACGGGCAAGAATGTTAAGAACAGTTAGTTAGCCCTAATATGTTCAGTATAATACCTTCACCGATCAGTAACCCCGTTGTTACATATATAGCTGTTAAGTTTCCCCACCATAACGATATAGCGTTTGCTGTGCCTATTACGTTTACTGATATAAGAGATGCGACGGATATGTGCTGTCTCCACGCGAAATAGTTTTCGTAAATTATCCATAAGGCAAACGCTGTCAGTACGATAAGGGGGTTTACACCCAATTTGGGTATTATGCTGTATTTTGCTAAAATAACGGAGAAGGGGTATAATACGAGGGCGAACCTTAATTCGTGATCGCTTAATTTCATATTAAATAAGTTTTTTATATGCGGGTTTTTATAGTTTTATTTGGCATGGCTCGGTTAGGTTTCGAACTTGACAAAGAAGCCGAGAGGCTTTTAAGGTATGCTCTTGATGTTGTAAACTATAGGTTCGGTGTGAGTGATGAAAATGAAGCATTTGAAATTATACTCTCGAAATTTCTCGATGAGTACGGCTGGTTTTCAGATACTGATGATTTGACTACTGCCCTAAATGTCGCAAAGAGCCGTTTTAATGTACGTGATGATTTAGAGGCGTTTAAGACGGTTTTGTTTATGTTCTTGTGGGAATACGCCCCTAGCTTACGTCCAGTTTTCGAACATCCTGATTAAGTCCCGTATTGTTTCCACCCTTTCTTCGTATTTCGTGTCCCCTACAAACTCTCTCACCTTAGCCTGTAGGTCTTCGTACTCCTCTCTCTTCATGTGTAATGCTGTCTCAATTGCCTCGTTAAAGCTCTGCAGGTCTGGTGTGTCAAGCAGGTATACGTTCATGTTTATGGTGTGCATTATTTTCCTCCCCGTCATTTTGAAGTGTATCCCGGGTACGTTCCTGTGCGTTATTGGTACACATCCGTTAGCCATAGCTTCAAGTAAGAGTAAGTCATCACTCGCTACACTCATGTTTGTGTATATACAAAACATGTGCTTCCTGAAGGCTTCGGTGCTGTTGGATATTGTGAACATGTGGAAGTATTTGGACTGCTTGAACGCTGAAAGTGCATACATATCAAAGTAATAATTATCCAAGACAAACAGGAAGAGCTTCCTGAACGGTTCCGGATTGCCCTGCGGAACCGGTGGCGGTACTACATCATAAATCCTTAACAGCTGTTTGTATCTGTAAGACGGTACAACGATTTTGTACTGGGGGTGCCTTATTGCTGGGATTTTTATTGCGTCCGTAATGCAATATATCAGCTTCGGTGGGTTGTCAATCCTTTTTATATAAACGTCAATGATCTTACCGCACTCTATGAACATAATATCAGCTTCATTAACATCGGAATTTGATGTAATTTGAAAATTATTAAAAAAACGTAACTTATCTACATACACTTTCATCTTATACTCTCCAATTTAAACTTTAATACTCCTTCACTCTTTTCTACTGTCAACTTCATTGTAGCCTCTTCTCTTCCCGTCATCTTAAATTCATTGTTAGTATATATGCCGTATACGGTATTGGTGCTTCTCAGCTGTACGAATACGTCAGGTTCTACGTAAAATTCATCAAGTCCTGTGATTTCCCATACGTTCTCTAACAGCGGGTAATTATAATATGCCAGGTTTATCACATTTGATAGGAATATTAAATCGAAATCGAATTTCTTTATCCTTATCAGCAGAGAGTTGAAGTACTCATCCCACTGGTATGTGCCGTGGTCTATTGAAAAGTCCACAGCGTGGATAAGTTCGTGAAATGTTACACTCATTGTCACGAAGAACAACCTTTCTTCAGGCGATGAAGGGTACAGGAAAAGTTCATATTTTGACCCTACTTTTTCCAGTATTTTAACTGGTGCGAGGAAGATGTAAGGTACCTCTTCGTATCGCGTAAGTCCTAGATCCGTCCTATTCCATTCTTCGAATTGGTCGCTGAGGACGTAAATGGGCGTGTCTTTCACTACATCCGACATCCTCGTTATGTTGTACATATTTCTAACAAATTTGTAAGCTGAATTAAACACCCACTTCCCCGCTAAAATCCCCGCTTTTACGGGGTCTGGTAGCTTCTCCCACGGTACACTGTACTTTATTAATGCCGTCTTGGTTATGATATCCTTATACTCGCTGAACGCATATGCTTTATACCCCTTTTTTCTTATCGCGTCTACTAATGCTTTTATATTACTGCTAAGTATGCCGTTAAATATAAACGGTTTAACGTTTATCGTTTTAGCGTATTTGGCTTCATATTCATTACCTATTACTATTATATCTATCCCGTTATCTTTTGCCAGCTTGACAATGGCTTCTGCAATTTCATCGTAACAGGTAAAGTACAAGTTGTACGATTTCGGGTAATCAAAGTATATGAAATCTTTCTGGACTACCGCACTGTCCTTGATTGATTTTATTAACATTTCACGTTCCTCTTTTGTTAGCGATTGGTAGAAGTCTTCTATCACATGTGACATCAACACACTGCCCGGTGTTACGCGAGTCCTGTACTCATCCGCGTATACACAGCATACATTAACAGAAAACGGTAAGTCCCATGAGCCGGAATAAAGACCGTTGTGATATACTTTCTTGCCGGTAGGGCTTACCCTAAGCGGGCTTTCCCACAGTAAGTTTGTACTCAGTTCCGCACCTTGAGCATAAACGATAGTTTTTCCCTTAACTTTCGATTCACCTTTAAGTATCGCTATACGACAGTCCCCTGTTATGTCATTTATTTTAACCTCTTCACCGCACACGCCCGCATACATGTAAATATGTCCGTTGGTCTCTATGATAACGTTATACCCTTGTTGCTTTAATGCACCTATGGCTTGCTTAAACCCTATTCCGAACCTCCCTATTAAGCAACACCTTCCCGGTAGCTTCACGTTTAACTTTGTCGTATACCCCAGTTCAAACGCCTCTTCCGGTAAGTCCCCCTCACTTTCAATTACATAATATTTCCCCATATACTCGAACTTTACTTTTTTATACGCGTTCTGCAGGTCACCCGTTTTTACGATCTCCTGGTCTATTGCGTTCTGCAGGAACTCCCTTAACGCGAATAATGTGATGGCGTCCGGTGTGTTGAAGTATGTGCGGATGGACTCAATAACGCTGAGGAAGAAGTTCCACCTAACGTCGCTTGACACCCATATCTCGTTGAACTCTGCTTTGATCGGGTGTGTTATTTTGATCGGCTTTTCTAACTTCCTGAACTCCACTTTTTACACCTCTCTCCCGTACTATTTAATTTTTCAAGCTCATCTATAACGCTTAATGTATAAGGCAACGTCTTCACCTCGTTGCAGTACCCTTCGATGTAACGTTTTTCAACAAGCCTTTTAAGTATTTTCTCTACCATAGGGGGTAATTGGTCGGTTTTAATAAATTTAAACGTCTCAAACGTCTTATCGGGGTATACAACGACAACGACGTCTCTGCGGTGCATATATATTGCTATGTCTCGGAATGGCGGTATTGAATATTGGTATATTGCGTTAATGAGGTAGCGGGGTACTTCGGGTCTGGCTTTAAAGTCAACAAGCGGTGGTGATATAGGCTGTGTTGACGGTTTGCATAGTTCCGATATCGATTCTACCATATATACGTCCTGTCCGAAAACACTGTAAAGGAACTCCGCTTGTTCGGCTGTTGAATACTTCACCATTATTTTCCCGCTACAGTCCATCAGTTTTTGACGGTTTTGGAAATAATCGGGGCAGTAATACACACCGGGTCGTATTCTTTCACAGTAGGGTTCGAGTTCGAGTTCTTGCAACCTTTCCTCCAATTGCCTGGTTGTAAGGAACTGCGAGAACGCGACGGGTTTGCCAGTCCAGTATTCCTTCGCGGTAGGTACACCGCATATGAAAGTAGCATGAGGGTCATTGAAGACTCCTGTGTCAAAGTTTACGTAAATAACAACGTTACTGTAGTACTGTGTTGCTTTCTCTATGCCTTTTTTGCCGTAGCATAAGTCGTGGTAGCACACTCTTATGACTCCGTCTTTTTCTCCTCGTGAGAAAAGCAGTTCCAGCAGTCCTCTTGCACTTTTTCGAGACCTCGGCAGTATTAGTTCGATATAGCCCGGGTATGCGTTCACTTTTGCTTTGTCGGCACACGCCTCATAAGCCAGGTTGTAAAAAAATTGGTTTTCGAATGCCCCGTACATTATTTCTTCTCCTCCTTTTTAGGTTTTAACGTTACGGTAAGTATATACGACAGCCATACCGTGTCTTTTTTGATATCGTTTTCATCACATCTCCTCATTTCTGCCATACATTAATATTTTAAAACGGGGGTTTAATACTTTATATGTATGGCTAAGTTCACTGTCTGCGTGCCTTCAGGGTGGTTAATTAAAGCAGACCCCATTTTCCGCATATTCAGCTTTGTGCAATCTGCAGTAAAGCACCGCGTGTATTTTTATATGGCTGTCTCGAACCGTGTAGACCTCAATCGTTCCATATGTGTGAAGACGGCGTTAGACCGCTCCGAGAACCTGATAATGATAGACAGTGATGTAGTACCGTTGCAACCCTTCGATGAGGTTGCACAGATTCTAAGGGAGGACGAGAAGGATGCTGATATAGTGATAGGCGTTATCGCTACACGTTTAGGTATATTGGCAAGACCCTTTGTTAAGGAGGGGGACAGGTTTTACCCCGAATTTGCTTCTATGGGGTTCGTTTATATGCCGTTGAGGACGCTGAAAAAGCTGGAAATAGTGGACTGGTACAGGATCAGACCTGATGCTCAGTTCCCCATGTACTTCCGCTATACGTCTAACATGTCGGAAGATGGAGAATTTTTTGAACGTATGAGGAAGAAGGGGATGAAAGTACTGGCGGATAAGAGGATAAAACTGGTTCACGTAAAGGACGCAGGCATAATGGTGAGTGAAAACGGGGATATTAAATTAACCTTGTAATGTATAACGGAACGATCTCTTGCTTTATATCCGTTATTTTTGACACGTTATAGATCACGTTATAGTACGGTACGTCGATTATAATGTTAACTTTCTTCTCGGGCTGGTTCCTTAGTTTTATTTTTTGTATTTTTTGGGCTATCAATAATTCGTTGAACGAGTTCATTTCTATGGCTTTCTTAAGCTTTGCTAGAAAATCAACTTTAGGTTCTGTAGTATACTTGTACGCTTGCATCTTCATTTTATACACCCTTCCTCTATAAGCTATATTTATCTGTAATCCTTTGCCTATTTCTTCCACCATGACTACCATGTTCTGTGTTACTACCTTTGCTAACATATTCCTTACTTTTATAAACCCCAACTCTTCCAGCCTCCTTTTTACACACATGTTGTCGTTTGTATATATCATGTCTACCTGTGCCATGTTATATTTGTAATAAAACTCAGTATATCCCGTGCCTGTAATATCGATGAAACTTGTTTTAGGAGAGTTCTGGAAAAATTTTCGCGGGTGCTTCATGTACTTTTTGATTTTAATTATAGCACCGTTACATGTCATCACGGTCTATCTCCTCCAGAAATACTTTTGCGGTGTTTATGTAGTTATATTCCTTTTTATAATATTCACTGTGCGGTCTCGGGAGGTCGGGCAATGAGTCCACCGGTTCCACGTTGTCGTAACAACCCACCTGGTATATATCACCTAAGAATTCGGTGTTACAATACTCCCCGTTAATGGGGAACGTGGGCTTATAATCCTTGATGTAGTCAAAGATCTCCCTTTTACTGTAGTACACTTTCATTCCCATCACTAACGCTTCTAAGACTTGTATCTCGAATTCCCCACCCCTAACCGGTGCGAGGTAGTTCCCCGCTCGGCACATTTTGCGGAGGTGGTCTGTAAGGTTTGGTGAGAACTCGTAAAATAAATGAACCTTGAGACCGAGGCGGTTCGCGATCTGCATCGCTATGTCCGCACCCCTCCTCACGGGGAAAGTCCTCGCTTCAAAATAGTATAAATTTTCGTTCAGCTCGCATTCCTCGGGTAGGAGGTCTGGGTCAATCGCGTGGGGTACCTTTATTACACGGAAACCGTACTCCTTCCAGAGTTTATAGTTATGTATAGACGCGGTAAGTACGATGTCGGCAAAGTTTTTCACTCTCTCTACAACGAAGTCGGAAATTTCGTTAGTGTCTATCGGGTTGTAAAAGATTTGGATTTTCGTGTACCTCAAGGGCTTCACCGCGAGTCTTTCGAACTCGACTGTACGGAAGGGAACCCACCATATAAGGACGTCGTAGTCCCTAAGCCTCTTAGTAAAGGTGTCAAAGAGCTTCACCTTTACGCCGTGCTGTTCCAGTCCCCTGTGCAATAAGTCATATTGGTACCAGAAACTGAAAGCCCTGCGGGAAGGATGGAATACAAAAGCTATGTTCATTTTTCCCCGTTATTCAATACGGGAAATGAATATATAAAAGTTTTTAAAATTACCCGTGTATATACTCGTAAAGTACTTGGTTACCGAACCTCTGATGTTTATACTTTATCAAGAACACGTACTCGTAAGGTACCATGCTCTCCGCTAGGGTCTGGAGACCGCGGTATATTTTATAAATTTCGGCAAACAGTTCCTCTTTGCTGAGGTCATATACCGTGTAAACAGGACGTTTAAAGCACACCAACGCTACTGCCTTCCATGTAAAGAACGGGTCGCGTTCAAGTATTTCGTACCTCGTTATATCGGGTGAGTGTTCTAATTCATCCCATGTAACGGCATCGGGTTGCTTTATCAGCCTTACTTTCATCTTTTTACAGTACTCCATATTACGGTATCACCAGTACGTAGTCCTCATCACTATCAATTACGAAAGTCGGAGGAATAGTAGGTATCAATAATTTTTTTGAACCGGGATATCTGATGTAATACTTTCCCGTTTCAATCCATGAATCCCCTATGAAAATTTTTGTGCCGGCACCGTGACGTATTATCCTCCTTATCCTGGACTTTAACGGTATTTGATAAATAAGGTAATCAGTATAGATTGTGAACTCATCCTGACCCGTGACTTGTTTTAAAGCGTAGATTGTAGCAAATGCGGTATAGAAGAGGGGAGATGACCTGAAATCGTATTTCGAACGCATTATAGTGACTTTTAACCCATAGAGGTCTATATCATCTTCCTCTAGTGCAAGTTTTACAAGCTTGTTTATAATATATTGTCTCCTAATAGTCCCACCACCCTTTCGAATAGTTTTTCTACTTCCAGCACATCGGGCGTTTTTAACTTGGGTCTGCAACAGTCGGGGTCTTGAAGTGCTTTTATTAACAGATCCAAGTATTCATCCTCATCGTAATACTGGTATAGGAACCAGTGGTTAGTGCCGGGCAAATTGACAAGCTTTACATCGGTCACTCTCGCACTCTTCACTTCTACGAATTCACGAGTGGCGTCTATGTCTCCCATTATCACCTGCTGGTAAAGCTGTGTAGCCTCTATTGGAGGGTACCCTATGCCCTCAACGTAAGACGGGAAGAGTAATATCCTCGCACTCCCCACCTCGTTTATGTATTCATTATAACTCGGAGTCCTAGGTATGTCTATAAGTCTTATGTTCTTGTAGCCTTGGAAAAATAGCCTTATATTTTCGTGTACCCTGAGCTTAAGCGTGACCTCACGGTCTAACATGCCGTCAAGCCTTTTCAATACTCTGGATAGGCTTTCGTGTCCCTTTCTCATAAACTGTGTGAGGACTGCTACCATGTCGTATTTTTTTACGATGTGACGCTTCTGCAACCTCAGCGGTTTGTGTATCACTTCCGTCACGTTTTTCACCTCACAGTTCTCCAGTACGGCTTTCACGAAGTTAGAAGCGGGTACAAAGACCGTGTTATCATAAATGGGAAAGTTGCAGTCTACAAGGGGTGTATCAGTCCATACTACTACGCGTTTATAGTGTTTAATTTGCTCCGGTAGCCATGCATGGTCACCGTAAATCAGGACATTTTTTACGTCGGGGTATGGAAGGTATTGTATATAGGGATAAGGTACTTGGTTCTCCCAACCGAACCCTTTCATAACTACGATTTTGAAATTTTGTATATCCCTGGTCTGTAGGGTTTGATTATTCCTGTTACTTGTAATGTTCTCACACCCAATTTATAATCTACATTACACTCATTAAAAACACTTCTCAGCGTCTCTTCATCCACATACTCGCTTTCTTGGGCTATCATAGAAAGTGTTATAAGTACACATGTCAGCTTACCCAGAATGTTCAGCATTTAAAACATCACATATACACTTCTGTGGATCGGGAAAATAACTTTTTTGTGATACGGATGAAAAGCTATCATCCTGGGAGGGTTTATAAGAAACGTGTTTGAACTCAGCCTTATTCCCCTCGCGTGTATAATATGGTTGCCTACCTTTATCCTCAGTTTATCTTTTACATTCATGGCGTCCCATAAGAACTCGGTTATGATATTGTGATATTTCCCGTTTCTGAACTGATCCATGAAGGCATCATAATTGTAAGGTATACTGGTCTTTATTGAGATAGCGATATATTTGGGGAGGAGGTTCCTCATAGCGTAATAGAGGTCTTTGTTGCCCACCTCTTTTGCTTTTTTCTCAATATACGCAACGCCTCCTGGGTTCTCAATGAAAGGTGTAATATTATCACTGTCCGCTACTTGCATTTCCGCAATAACTTCTCCCTGAAGTCTTACTTTCACCCTCCTGTCCCTTTCAAGGATGTACCATGTCTTTTCCTCCTCCCAAAAGTGAGTTTGAAACCCGAACAACGTGTTCCTGAACCCGATAACAGTGTCAAGAGACTTTGGCAGGTCATCCGCACATACCGGTCTGAAAGTGCTGAACAACTTCCCGCTGTCATCGGTACCGACAACGAAATATGTACACAAATTAACCCCGCTTATATCTGCAACGTAATACTTATACGGCTCATCGATAATTATAAAATAGTCCTTAAATTCTAATATTTTTTGTTTACGCAAATTATAAATAATCTGGTACCTTTCGTAATGGTCTTCATCCATGAATTGGTCTTTATCGAGTTTACGAGAAAAAATTTTTTCTTCCGGGTCTGAGAAAATTCCGGGTCTTTTGATCTCCATTGTTTAGTCCTCCAACTTCCTTTGTATTTCCTTTTCCATCTCGTTCTCCTTCGTATATACATATTCCGTGTCTTGTACCTTTACATTTTTCTTTTTTATTACTTTCAGGGTCTCCATTTAAATATGGTTTTGGTTATTTTACTATATAAATTTATCGTTGATAATACGAGAATGAATGCGAATCCCAAATCGAATGGGTACGACTTTCCTATGAAAAACGTGTTAATAAGGTATACTGCTGAATTTATCGCAGAAGCTACTGCGAGAATTATTGAAGATAAGAAATCTTCGATCACGGAAATTAGAGTTTGAATCATAAAAAAATTATGTTTTGGCTTTTTATAAAGCTTGAAGTACTCTACCGAATACGTTTGTTATACCTCTTCCGAATCCTGTTCTTCTGAAAACCCCGAGTACAACCGCTATCACGATTCCGATTACGGCTACGATACCGAATAGTTGACCTAATGGTTGTGCGAACGAGGACAATACGTTAGCTATTGCCTGGATCGCATATGCTATGAAGTTTATGAAGGCACCTAAAGCAGATGTCAAAGCATTTGTTAGAGTTGATATTGCACTACTTATGCTACTTGACATGATATATATCCCCGTAAATAAACTTCGTTTCGAATAATTTAAGTACTGATATGAGGTTTTGGTATCATGAATTATATTTATATATTAGGTCACTAACATGTATTTGTGGAAGACCAATGGATAAGCCTGATGAAACAAAAGCTAAACGAAGCGTTAAAAGAGATAAAGAAGAAGGGAGTGAAAGTGCAAATGACGCAGACAGAAGACTCGATAACCGTGATAGTAGACCTGGTGTCGTTGATGAAGAGGATGAGGGAGGAAGCGAAACAAGTGTTGGTGCAGAAGATGAGGGCATCTCCGTTCACCCTGAGCTTTCGCAAAGTGAAGGAGGTGGAAGTGGTAATAGGGAAAGTGATAGGAGTGATGACGCCGGAGGACGAGAAGAGGCTGAGAGAGTTAGAGATACAGTATCAAGGTTTATTAACATGGAAGTACAACGAAAAGAAACACGAACTGTCGGTAGCAATAATTTTAACAGAATTTTACAAGAAAGGTTTGGAGGAAATAATACACAAAATACGACAAGAACTGGCACAGGGGATAGCGATGCTGAGTATGGCGGGAGTGGAGGTGAATTACGAGGTCAAACTGAGCAACAATCTGGAAATCAGGGTGTTCAAAGTCTAGCCATGCAAAGGTTCTTGCAGAGGAAGACAGGTGCTACTACGCTTGATTCCGTGAGCGTAATGGACGTGGTAAACGCTTTTCGAAAATTACCCCTTGAAGTCAGGTTGGAGGAGGCAATAAGGACAATAAACGAGTTCAAAAACATCCAGAAGAAGTGGAGCGGATTGCTCGATTCACTGGCAACGTTCAGTGATAAGTATAAACAGGCAATGAGTAAAAAGAAGCCCATTGACCGGATCATAGATACGATAGTGGACGGCTTTGCAAGGTATATGGCATCTAGTATGTCAGCAGGTGTAAGCGAAAACGAGAAGGAGAAATTAAGGAAGATAGTTGAGGAGGCACTTTCGGAAAATGAAGAAGGATTATAACTATGATACTTTTGTCGTAAAATTAAAGATAGAAGACAGGATAGAGCTGGACGACGTCATGAGAAGGTTGGGATACAGTACAAGACACTCTTTTTTTGTTGATGTAATACGCGGTATACTTACCGCGATTGACGGGAACGACCGGGACACGCTTTTCGTTTTCGTCCCCATACCGAAAAGTCTTGTATTAAAATATTTAGAAAAAAATATATCACTTCAGGAACTTATTTTGAAGATTCTATTAGAAAAATTATGATGATGGGCTGAATTGTATGTAGTTCTGTACTGTTGGCTTCAACGTATCCAGTAATTCTAGATACTCATCAATCATATCGGGGTCTAGTCCCCTCAATATGTACGAATGCTTTAACGCTATCTTCATCCTCTTCAATAACTCACCATTTTGCTTTGTGTTAAGGATCCTAATATACTCATACGCTAACTGTCTCCAAGTTAACCTCTGATTTCCCGCTATTCCTTTAGTGTTGAGCCATGGAAGTATTACCGAATTAATTTCGCTAAAGAATGCATAAATATTCTGTGCTTGGACTACCATTGCCTTAGTGGCGTTCTTATATGCTTTTTGCTGTGTTGGTATTTTTTCACTGTAAATTGTTATTGAATCTTGGGTAGACCTACCCGTACGTCTACTTGGCATCAGCTACCACCCCCTGGTACGGTTCCTTCAATTATCTTTTCTGGTGATTCAGCCTCAAGTACTTCTTTTAGTGGCACGACAAGCCCGGTGTGAGATGGTACGGGTACGGGAGGAATAGGTTGTACCGGTGTCACGAGACATGCTCCTTCTTCTTCTTGCACTTCAAAAGGCTCAACACCTACCCACCTGTTAAAGACCATGTTAATCACATCAACAGCATCTTGACAAGTTATTGTAGTCCCGTACAAGTTCTCGGTAAGGGTCATCGTTGCAGTCTTCGCTAATTCTATTGCAATCTCTACATTACCTAACTTCTCGTTACTATACTTCAACCATGAGGTAAATACCTTAAGTAATGCTACCTTGTTCTGGTCTACGAAGTTGAGTTGTACCGGACTCATTCCTTGTTTTACTAACTCATCCAAGATCTGTGATAGGTATTGCTTAAAAGTCTCTTCCGTCAACTTCAACGCTTTGAATCCGCTCTCGAAATTAGCCTGTCTATACTTTGCTGAAATATCATATGCTTCTGGCATTGTTTGGAGTTTTCTTACATAGTCCTCATACATCCTGAGAGGGTCGTTATGGGAAGTCCTTTTCCTAGCCATCTTATATTTATATTCGTGAAAATGAATAAATAAGTGGTGATAAACGATATGATACCAAAACCGAAGTATTCAAACATTAACTCTAGTCTAGTAAATGCATTCTTTTTAAAATATAAAAAAATATTCCCAGACCCTCTCCTGTACGCACTCGCGTTGGGCATATGGACGTACAACATATTTCAGGACTCGAATGTAAGTGAAATAGGTGCGGACTATTCACTCATTTTTGTACGCACTAAAACACCGTTACTCGTCATGTTCTGGAGTACTGCGTCCCACTACTTCAATATCCTCACTGAAAAAAAAGTATATGAAGATATATCCGCTACACATATTGAAGAATTCCTGAGCGACTTAAGGAAAACTACGGAGACCGCGTATTTAATAATTAACAGTCTCTTTAACAAGATTGACAGGGCAATAGTGAAGACCATGTACGACCAGTACACACTTTGGGTTCTCGGTGTCCTCTACGGGTTTTACAGTGATGAATACGATAAAGTGGCTGAGATGATATTACAATCGGTATTACCATCCGTAAAGGTTTTAAGGGGAGAAATAAAAGAAGAAGAAGTATTGAGGAAGGTAATAAATAATGGCTGATTATGTATATATAACTTCAATAAAACTATTTGTAAGCGATTACGAATACATTAAAAATCACGGGCAAGTTCAGCAAACGGTGAGGAATTTTATTGAAGAATGTATTGAGATGGGTTTCGATAAGACTTATCCTCTAGAAGAAAGGTTGCATACAATATCTATAAAACTAACTAAACAACAAGAGAAAATGCTTAAGGACTATGTGAAAAAATATAACGGAAATATTTCACAGTTTATACGCAATTGTGTTCACTACAACATAAAGAAGATAAGAGAAAGAGAAAAATTAGGGATAGCAAGAGTAGAAAAAATACCGTTTTTATGAAAGAAGTTTTCTCAGCCTTATGAATAAACGAATTATTTTTTTCTTCTTTTCTTCTTCAGCTTCTTGAAGAATTAGCGTTAATTCATCTATAAGTGTTTGCTCACTGCCACTACTCAACTTATAGAGTATGTTAACAAGCTGTCTCCTTTCTTCACTGGTCAGAATTGCGATGGTAGCTCACCGTAAACTTTGCTTGTTTCACCGTTAAGTAACTCGTATAACTCATCACGTCCGAGCAGTATCTTCTCAGAAGGGGTTATAATTATCAGCACATTATTCATCATCCCGATTATCATTTCCGCGTTATTAACAGTGTTGGATGAAACATCTATCTCCCCACCGACTACCACACAGCTGAAGCAGTAATATATTTTTTCACCCTCTATCTCGTTCGCAGGCATTACGACAAAAATCCCCTTGTAATAGTTTGCTTCGGACATATTACCACCGTCACGGGAACTCTATAAACCCGCTCCCCTCTTCACTCCCCTGTTGCGAACTCACATATCTTTCATATCTCCTCAAGAACTCCTCCCTACTCACGACTCTGGTCTTCGTAGCAGTACCCTTTTCGAGAGTCGCGAAATAATACTTATGTTGATGACAGTCAAAATACAATACCAGCTCCCTCATCTCGGGTGTAGGGATAGTAAACCTATACTCCAAATGGAAATTTTCCGGAATCCTAGCACATATATCTTCAAGATCTTCTAATACTGCCTCTAAGTCACTTGCATCCATCATAAATAAATATTTCACCCACGAGTATATAAATATGTATTTTTATGGTGAAGTTGTAGAAGGTATTCTGAGGGTAGCCTCGGATACTGTTGTAAACGACCAGAGGTTAGGTAGACTCATATTAATTAACGGGAAATTTTTGCTTTACGGGGACTTCATATTAAATGTAGTACAACGTATAACATTAGAAGGTGAGAAGGTTGAAGAAAACGAGATAATACCGACTACAGGAATCGCTATTACCAAGGTCATAGATTACGTCCTCATAATGAACTTTTTTTACGATGTTGACACGGGAGAAAGATACGCTTATTTTGCAATTGTACCGGAAAAGGTACTGCAGAACATAATAAAATATTTCAGGTTCTGGGACATAATATCGGAGAACCTTTCGCAAGAGCTAGATGAATTTGAAATACAAATGTAATAAATAAATACCATTATTTCGTATTTATATTCATGTTGTATAAAGGTGGTTTAAAATTCGGGTCTCTTGATGTAGATTGCAACCCATGCATCGTTAAGGGAGAGTATTTTATGAAAGATAACGTGCTTATCGTATCAAAAGGTATTGTAGTATTCAAGGACATCCACGACATAGTAATCGTGACTAACGATAAGGTATTACGAGTACCGATTACGGCAATTGATTACATGATACAAAGTAAGAAGGAGTTCAGTGTGGTGATGTTATGAAGCTACTCACTAACGCAGTAGTTACCGATATTGTAACGAAAAAAACATTGAGGAAGAAAATGGTTCTCGCACAGGTATTTGATGAGGTAGAAATAACCGTAGGGGTAAAGGAGTACGATGTAGGGATAATGATAGAGAATATTAACGGGGACGCTTATATTTTACAGCCCAACTTAGCCGTGAAAATCGATGAATCACTTATGGAAAAACTCAAAAATACTAAAATCTACGATGCCAATATTAATATATTCGCACTCCCGGGTGTGTACAAATGACAAGCTATTGGAGTGTACTCGAGTTCATAAAGAACTTATTTTGGCTTATGAAGAACAGACCCAATTACACGGAGACAATAGCGATGATGATAGACGTGGTAGACCACGCGTTTGTATGCTACAATTACGACAAGATCCTGGAGAGTGTGAAACATGATAAGGAAGCGTATGAGAGACTCCTTAAGTCAAATATATGTGTGAACCCACATTGAAGCCCGTATACGTGAACGCCTATGTCACCCTTGCTCTGTACGAGGGAGTTGAACAAGTACTTAGAGAGTATGATCAGAGACGTAAAGGCTATAAGAGAAAAAGGGTATAAAGCGGTCTACCTGATATTTGCGGTAAATGACTTCCTCGCAGACATTATGACGTGGAACAAGTTCAGGGATGAGAAGGTAGACTTTTACACACCGCTTAAGGAGAGCTGGGATACCTTTTGTGAAAATTTGGAGGGGTTCGACTATCATGAACCCCTGTGCTACGAGCGTTTCGACCCCGGAACGAGGTTGGATGAAGAATGCATAGTCCAGTCCCAAGACCAATTATTGAGGGATTTATTGCAATAATATTGATTTCTTTGATAGTCCTCATAGACCCCGACATATATACCATATTAGCATATGTGTCATCGGTAATGACTATAGTATATATGTCATACCGCATGTTAATACGGGAATTGGAGAAAGAGATACTTATGGTGTACGAGCAAAAGCTGAAAAAGCAAATCGATGATGAGGTAATCGTTGTATACGAGAAAAGGTTGAAAAAAGACATAGAGGAGTTAATTAAGCTTTATTGTACGAGGGACAGAAGCTGAGACAAAATCGTAGTGTTTGTTAATGAAGTGTCTGCTGTAAAGGGAGACCGGAAATACCTCACCGCACAACCTACACTTAACGAAGTAGCCGTCCCTGCCAGAGTACAGTTGCTTGAGCGACTCCTTAGGTGGGAGCTTAATACGGTCTCTCTTCATCTCGATGCACCACCCCCTGAGGTTGTGAGTCCTCGGCAGTTTGTTTCCCCTCCCCGTTTCAACACAGTAGTAGAAAGCGTCCAATACTTCTTCACCGTAGAAGCTGAGAATATGTGACAGTCTCAGCCACGTAAAGTACTCCTTAGGGAATATATAGTGGTAGCCTAGGAAAGACCTAATTTTTTCACCACCTCATTTACATAAAATTGCCTCGAGTGGTTTAAAACTTTCTGCCTCAAGTCCTCATACTCCTCCTTTCCCATCCCGAGTGCATATTTCACTACCTCCACCACCTCCTTATCATCATAATACCAATACCTGAACTTTCCCACTGGAGTGTCTATAATATCGAATCCCTGACACTTCACTGACAAACCTACCAGCCAGTCCTTATAAGCGTGACATTCGTTAAAAATCGGTACGGTACCTACACTCATAGCCTCAACGGGTGGGATACCGAAACCCTCACCGTGAGATAAAGCGAGGTAAAAGCGGGAGCGGGCTAATAGGTCGTACTTCTCCTCCTCCGAGAGGGAATAGAGTTTATAGTCTGCGAAACTGTCATCCGATACAAGTACCTTCTTCCCCGGCAGTACGCGGAATAATTTCACACCCTTTCTGTCATACACTACGTCACCGTTGTCCACATAAATATATGGGACGTTCTTAAACCACCTCGTATCCTTTACCCTTATGTTACCCCCTATCATTATGAAATCGATATCTTTGACCTTTTCTGCATTAGCATATTTTACCGCGACCCCATCGTTAATAGGTTTTGGTACTATACCGTCTACATGTATACCGTGGGAAATAAGCATTTCAGCGTTCCATTGTGATGAAACGTAAATCCTAGACTTGTAATCGGGTACTTTTCTGTCAAGCTCCAGCGGAGTATCCAGCCATATTACCAGATCATTTCTCTCAGCGTGGTGCTTGAACGAGCGGAGGAACCACACGGCATCCGAGATGTTTACCTTACCTACACTGAATATTACTGGGACTAGATTAATTTCGCTTGAGTTCGCGTTTATTACCTCAACTACCTTCATGAAGCTACACTTAGTGCATGGGACGTGGGTAATGAGACGCTTCATCCCGCATCATGATAACTCTATCGTAAAGGGTACAATTAAACTATTCGGTGCGATAAGCTTGAAGCTGTAAGAGAAGTTGAGGCTAGTGGAGAAAGCATAAGTAGTGTTTGAGGTATTAGTAACATCAAACGTAACAGCAAAGGTTGAGTAAGTAGTGGTAGTAGACGTCTTGAAGCACGCAAAGAGTAATGTAACAAAGTTCTGGAACACGTCAACACCGAGCAAATTGGTACAAGTACCAGCAGAAGCTGAGACGGATTTAAAAGTATTAGAGAACCCGAAGTTGAGTATATCCCTTACTACACCTACCGGGTCATCAACATCCCATACCCATTCCAAAGTATAAGTCCCAGGCTCCAATGTAAGCGAAGTTTGGACGGTGCTTAAAGGGTAAAGTACACCGTTAAATGCACCGTAAAGCTGGAACTGTGTTATTTGTATAACAGAATTAACGGTGAACTGCCCAGTCCATACGAAGTTATTATAAGTCACAGATATTTCGTAAAGACCGCCGGAAGTTTGCATAACCACTATAGGGGTCTCGGAACCGGAAGGGACTTGGTTTAAAAAAGCCTTAGCGAGTATGGACGCGACCATGTTGAAATTAATTAAATTTTCTACCTCTGTTACAACAATACCACCTTTCTTTATCCTCACTATACCTTTTATCCTTACTTTCATGAAGATTGCACCGTTATTGAAATGAGGTAAGTAACTATTGGAAGTTGGGAAGAAGATATATTTATAGGTACCTGGCTAGCCGGTGCTATGAAAACGGCACCACAACCAGTACCACCACTTGAACCATAGCCCAACAAATATCCGTTTAAAAGCAAATATACAAGTCCATATATTGACCCACTCACTCCTTGCTGTGTTACGGGGTTCGATAATAATACATCAATTACAAAATAAACATTGCCGTTACTTGCAACATATACAAACCCATCATTCGAAATTGATGATGTTGCACTAAAACTAAGTCCGCACACACTGTTACTTGAACCGGGTACTGTAACTATATATGATAAACTACCATAATTAGAAGCTATTCGATATGAATTATAAAACAAAAAAGTTAACCATGTAATACTATTATATGAACCTTGAAAAGAGTAATTATAGTTAATCAAAAACTCCCAAACAATAGTATATGCTTGACCCGCTTGCAAGGTAATATTTACATTTGCCTCAGCAAACAAAACAGGATTAGAATAATAATACAAATTAATAATACCGGCAGATGGAGAACCCGCACGTACATATACAAATGATTCATAAAACTGTAACAGAGATAATACCGTATTACTTGATGCATTTATAGTTCCAACCACAAAAACTACTGCAAGGTTTTGATTAACTATTTGAAGTAAGATAACAACAGGAACTTGAATCGGGGTACCTGATTGAGGGTAAGCGAGAATATAGATACCTGAAATTGACGGATATGTACTACCAGTGGTAGTAAACGATATTGGTACACCATATCCTAACGCGTTCGCAATTGAATATAAATAATTAATCAACCCCAGTGAAGTTACTTTGTTGTGTGTCTTATATATATTTAATACCTTATCCACTACCTTAGTCCTCACCCTCCCTATTTCACCAATACCCGGTACCCTCCCTACAAACTCTACCTCTCTCAGACCCTTACCCTCTAAAACATACAAATTAGACCTTATCCTCACATTTTGTTCCGATTTTTTCAATAACGGTTCTAAATCCTTTACCTTGAGACTTAACTTCATATTATTATTTAAAAATCCGCGGGTTAATAAAAATGTATGGTATACCAGCTAAGTCCCGTCTTCGGTGCATTACTTAAAAACACACTCTCTATTAAATGGAGTATAATTACCACTTCCGGATCCACTATCACTCCCTCTCCCATATTATACTACCTCGAGAACCAGAACACATTATATGCGATCCTTGTAGACCAATCCACCAACACTTATACTACTTCGGCAGTAAGCCTTACAGTAAACGGGGGACAATCCGTATACTTACCGGTATCGCTCACAAAACAACCATACCAAACCCTCGTAATAGCCGTTGAGATAACCATCACGAGACAGTCCTGGGATAACTTCACAGCACAAGATATACTGTTGGCAATGATGGGAGACTTATATTCATGGACGGCTAGGTTACAGTATGACCTGGTGACCTACAATACCGTAGCACACACCACAAGCGGAAAAACAACATATTCCTGCGTGTCTACCGCAGTAAGTAGCTCCGCAACACACACCACACAGCTCTCCGTAGTTACAACAGAACCGTCAACATTATTACAATCATCAATAACACTAGGTAGCTGTCAGAAGCTCGTAGCCCAATACCTTTATATTTCAGACAGTGAAGGAAACGTTAACACCACAAGTATATCAAACCTCAATTCAAATATATGTCCGTACGGAAGGACATGTACAACAGTATTCAAAATGTTTTTTATAAACATATGAGAATGATAATATATGGCAGAATTCTTACCGCTCACAGCGGTAGCAGGAGGAGGAGGAGGACTCGGTACAGCAATAGGAGACGCATTCAGGGCAGTAGCGAGAGTCGTATCGGGAATAATAAGGACGCTCGGCAGGGCATGGGACACAGTAGCAAAAGGGTTCGGCAAACTCGTAGACTGGTTCACGAGGACTGGTACAAAACTAGCCTCACTCATACTGAGGTATTATAAAATAATAGCACAATATATACTCGTACTACTACGATACGTTGCAAGAGTAATGGTAAACTTTTACCGCGAGTTCCAAAAAGACCCCCTCACCACATTACAATTCGTGGGAACTATGGCAATATTAATTAACAGCGGGCTATGAGAACCATGTCCCAGATCCCCATCCCCGAGGAAATAAAACCGTTTACGAAAACGGTTTCATACGACCCCTCGAGAAACACCGTAATTATAGTAATCTCGGCAAAATTAATGTTCAGCACCGTACTCGCGAACCTGCAGAACACTAACATGACAATAACACAAGTAATAAAACAAAACGAGAAGATCTTCGTTTACACTAAAGTAAACGTCCAGCTACCGGAGCCGTTTGAGACTTTTGACGGAAGACTGACAATATCACAGGCAAAGCTCGATTCGATGATGCTGTCACAAATGCCTAACGTGCATGTATACTATAAACAAGAAAACGATGATTTACTTATCCTGATCGAGGTACCCGTACAAGGTGTGGGTAATGTCACGCCTCAAGGTCAACCTCAAGTTCCGTGGTAAAGTGATATTAGACACAACGAGGAGCAATACAATACAGCAATCATTCTTAAATTACGTCCAGCTCGCGTTCCAAGGTCAAGCACCGCTCATCTCATATTATCAAATCTACGATGAAGTATCAAACACTACACAGAAAGCTACAATAAGCAAAATCACACAGAATATAAACCAAATAATTATATCATTTCAAGCCGTACTTAATAACATCAAGCAAAACGTAATATTACACCTCCAAGCCGTACTTACGAACGGGTCTGCAGTAGATATAGGCATCGTATCAGCACTCCTGCCATCAGTATCACAACAGCTCACGGTAAACTGGGATCTGATCATAGACCTGGAAACCTTCACTTCACCAGACCTTATAGTAAACTTCTCCGATTTATACAACTTCCTCATATACTTCTTCACTAACCCCTCGAAGCTACAGCAAACACAGCCCAACTTAACAGTTAACTATTCACCCTCTTCAGTACCCGTATACGAGATAACCCAACCACTTTATTTCTTAGTTGTTTTTGACAACTATGCCACCGACGGTATATGTCCCGTAGTAAGTTATACCATCATATACCAGCTCCTTTCATTTACCGTACTCAATATGACCGGCACATTCCTTTGTACCCCGACTCCAAACATCCTCAATTTCTTCCTATTCCAGCTATCCGTATCAGCCTAAGTTATACTTTTTTATTATAACACATATTTACTATTATGAAAGTGAAATTGAAGAACAAAGTCATAATTAAGGTGGGAGACCGTGAAATTATCATTGAGGGGAAGAGTGGAAATAGTAATAGGGAAAAGAAGACTAACACTTAATAATGACGTTAGCTCCGACTTTGCATTAGCCCTAGCACAGACCCTACTAATAGGCTCACAATCAGCTACGGGATACGGTAGCGGTTTTGCTTTACCTACTGGGGTAGTTATAGTACTGCTTAACAGTTCAGCTGTAGTGGCAACAATACAAACAAACCTCTCAAAGTTCAGCGACCAGTTTACCCCTCAAGGTGAACTTACATCAGCTACCTTTATCGGCTCCGACGCTACTCCAACACAATACTCTTTCGATACACTCGAACTTTACACGGTCGTAGGAAGCACACTATACATGAAAATAGCATACGTTAACCTGGGACAAACCGTAACTAAGAACCCTAACGATATAGTGCAAGTAACTTGGACTGAAGAGATAATTAGCGGAGGTTCACTCATAAGCTATATGAACCAACAGCAGGCATGTTCAGCATGTACCGGTACGTGCAATACCACAATACTTAAGGATGAACTAACAACCTCATCGGTAGCAAACTTCATTTGGGCATTAATGCTCATTCCAAACCTGAACAAAGTAGTAACAAGCACATCGGTACCCATGTACACTTACGTATCATATTACTTCCAATCATACTTACAAAACCAACAGTTACCCCAAATCCTCGGAGTGAACGCGATATTTATAACAGACAACTGTCTCAACTACCTGGAGACCGTAAGCGTAGAGTCCCCCATAATAACCCAATCACTCACGGGTACGTTAGCAATAGTGAGCATGAGCCTCTATGTGCAACCGGTACAGAACCCATATTATGCACTGCCCATCTTTGTAATAAAGAACGCGTTCTCGGCTTACCTCGGATTAGTGCAAATACAAAACCCGTCACAAGTCAGCTCGGGACAGCTGACAATAACAATAGAAATACCTTACGGTGAACAAACATTACAATCACTACAGGTAAACACGTGATACCATGACGGTCACATCGGATTTTATCGCACTGGCAAACGACCTGGTTATAAGGGGATATAAGTCGGCACAAGGATATGTGTCCGGACTCACTACACAGCCCACATTTTATATCGTTTTATTAAATAACGGGTCGGTAGTCGCACAGCTCCCCGTATCAGGGTTTCAGTACCGCGAAATATCACCAAACCAGCAAACCCTCACATATATTGCTATTGATAACTCGGGAAACACTTACACCTTTGATGAAGTACAGCTTTGGGCTGGAAACCAATACATCATCACAGATGATACACTACAGCAACCCGTATCGAAACAGCAAACTATACCCATTTCGGTAACTATTACACTCACATTAGAGACTTCAACAAATACGACAACAAGCACGGGTACGGTATTAATAAACAATGTAAAGTTATCAATACCCGCCAACAGTTTCTGGTCATATACACCGTGCAAAGCGATAACCCTACCCATGCCCGTACAAAACTTCATTATCCTCCTGCTACTAATACCCACGGCGTACTACGTAAATTTAGGAAATACATTATTTATGCAAACTTACAACCAATTACCCCTTGACCAACAGAACCCCTTAAGTTCAATTAACGGTGTTACCACCATAGCCGTAGCATTACCGCAGGTAATAAAAGAAAGGAGCCTTGCCACTACGGTAGCACATTGCACCACTGCAACACCTACAACAGTCTTTAAACCGCCATTCAACACAACAGACGCTTTAATAGGTGCATTCGTACAAATAACTACAATCAATATAGCGTTCATAACAATTTCACAAAGCATAAGTACAACACAATATGTGGAATTCCTGATAACAACGGTGGTGAGTACTTAAGATGTCAGGATTACCTAATATATTTGCAGGAATAGAGAACTTTATTTCAGGGTTTTTCAGACCGGCAACAAATGTGTTTAGCGGTGCTTTCAGTGCCGTAGCCGGTCTTCCTCACGACGTGGAAAACTTCGGCAATTCGGTCATAAAAACATTCAATACACTCGCAACTTACCTAGCACAAATCCCGCAAGACATAATAAACTTATTCTCACAAATACCGGGTGCAATACTGGGAGGGCTTCACGTATTAGGATCATGGATAATGTCGGGACTACACACCCTCGGCTCAGCAATCGCCGGAGCATTAAAGACCGCATTATCCGGTATTGTGGACTTCTTCCACTTCATAGCGAACCTACTTCAACCTGTAGTCAACTTTATCATTTCAGTTATACAATTCGAGATACAACACATCCTAGCATTAGTACAATTTATGCAAAACTTATTCAAGACAGGGTTCACAATAGCATCGGACGCCGTATTGTTAGCCGTAAACTTTATGAACTACGTACTGCAGTTAGCAAACAGCTTCTCCAAATTTATAAACGATGCTATTAACTTCATAACGGTGAATGGGCTTAATTTAGTAACACAGGCACAAAACATTTACAGCCACTTCACGGATTCCGCTCCGTTCAACATCTTAAAGCAAGAGTCATCAAAAATCGCGAAGACTACGGGCAGGCTGATAGGGTTCAATACGGCAATGGAGGTGCTAAAAGAATCGATAAGGAGGAGCTGGCTGGCACAGAACCTATCTCCGTTAACGAGAGCATTAGTAATCACGTTCAGTCCCTTAGTAGCCGGGTTAACGGGGACTTTTGCAGAATCCCTGATCAAAGCATTCTACCCGGATATAGAGGTATCAACGTTATCGAGGTACACCCCACCTACACAGCTAACAACAACGTTCCCGTACCACACAACCCACACCCCTGCACCATCAATAACACCGCAGTCATACACACCGCCAACTATAACACCACCATCACCTCCACCATCACCGTTTATATCCCAGTTTACCCCAGGTCACCTGATCACGATACACATAGAAGACCTGATATCACTGCCCGGCACGACAGCGGGGTTGATCGCGACAGGAGGGTTCACAACAGCATCACAATACGCACAGATATTATCCGATACACTGAATATACAATATTCACTTATCATGAAACTGGCACCGACATTATCATTCTCAGTACAAGACCTAACAACACCAATACTCACATCAAAAATTACAACAAACATAGCATCCCTTGTAAACACGTTAACAATAAACGCATTTGCAAGTATAGGACAAATGGCTATCCCGATAGGTGCAACAATTTGCTCACAGATCTCAACACAGCCGTCTTATATATACGGAGAAAACTTAGTAGACTATTTAAACGTAAAATACCAGATATGTATACCTATAAATAACGCATACCTGTCAGAACTATTATTCCTCATTTCAACATCACCACCACCACCATCACAAGGAATACCTACAACAGAATTAAACTTCCTCATTTCAACATCACCACCACCACCATCACAAGGAATACCTACAACAGAATTAAACTTCCTCATTTCAACATCACCGCCACCACCATCACAAGGAATACCTACAACAGAATTAAACTTCCTCATTTCAACATCACCGCCACCACCAGACGTACCTACAACAGAAGTAAACTTCACAATATCAACCGGCTTACCGACTTTCTCGGGATCAATAACGATAACAACAGTAACAAACGGAGTAACAACACATATAGGGTCAGTAGCACAGACAGTATCGAACTCATACGAGCCAGGCTTCACAATATGCATTTATCCGATCAGCACTTGTATAACGGTGTAAAAAATGCTACTATGTGTCCCGTTGGGATGGATAACCTATAGTGAACCGTTAGTAGCTAAAATTAAGTGGGCAGAAAGTGCAGGGTACCGAATCGAGTTCCACATATCAAACCGCGTGGATTTAAACAGATCTATGTGCATAAACCTAGCGAAAAGACTTAAAGAAGACCTGATAATGATGGACGCCGACGTAACGATAGAAAATACACCAAACGAACTGGAAGAGATATTGGAAAACGATAAAGACGCGGACGCAGTAATAGGTATAGCCGTCTCCAAGATAGGGATCCTAGTACACCCGCCACCACCACCAGATGTAGAAAAATTCGAAATAGATTACGGCTCACTATCTTTCATATACCTACCGTACAAGACACTGGAAAAGCTGAAGCCGATTTCAACATACGGCATGTTCGGTGAAATGTATATGACCTACACGCCAGAGTATAGTGAAGACGTAGAGTTCATTAAAAGACTTAAAAAAGAAGGGTTAAAGGTAATCGCAGATAAAAGGATAAAAGTACTGCACTGGAAAATGCTACCCCTTTCATATCAAGAAATCCACTTCGAGGTACATGCTAACTCGTAAATTTTTTTCGCTATCTTCTCACCCACGACCTTTTTAAGGACGGCGTATTTCTCACATAAATTCTTCCTTGTAACACCCTCCTTATACAACTCATATGCCCTCACCCTACCTATATAGGGAATATCAATTAACTTAACGAGGTCACGGATATGTTCTAAGGGTAAACCATACTTGAGAGCAAGACTTATGTCCTCAAAACGGGCATCCTTTAAGATACCGATAATATGAGCCTTATAGCTCGCTTCCTGCAAAAGTTTATAATCGGAAAAACTCAGCTTCTCCAGGTTCAACGCCTTCCTGAAGACAGAAACAGTAGAGCGATCAACAAGCAAACCGTAGCTATTACACATAGGGTCAACATCAACAGAAGACTTCATCAAACCGGCAAGCACGCATAAGCGATATTCATCATTATCAACACGTAAATATTGCATTTCTATAATTTTCTTAGCCTCAGCAGGATGAACGAGGTGAAACGCCAAAGTCTTCAGAAGTGCTTTATCGCATATATCATATTTTTTACATATATAATCATAATCACCCCCGATAAGCCTGGCAAAGTCCATTACTCCTTCATCGGGTCTGAACGCTTTAACGTCGGGTAGCTTACCCACATCAAAGGTCACGTAAACTACCCCATGACCCCTCCTTCCAACACGACCCGCAAACTGGATAAAATCAGCCTTAGACAAAAAGCGGGGAGAGGTAAAGATACCGTAATCGAATTTATAATCAACACCGTAATTCAACGCAGTCGTAGTACAAATTACCCTTACTTCACCGAGTTCGAGGAGTTTAGCTACCTTTTCCCTATCACCGGGTGACATCTGAGAATTATAATATGCCACGCCCCGCTTAAGCATGGAAGCGAGTACCGGGTCATCCACGTCAACGTCAACACCGGCACCGGTATCAAACTTTGCACAAACCGTACGGGTACCATCTACACCGGGAACGTATATAAAACCCACCTTACTAAAGTCAACATAACGCTCCCAATTTGTCACCTCCTTAACCTCGTAGTCACTGCCCTGCTGACCGAGGTCTATCTCCTCGTCATATTTAATACCGACGTCAACGGGGGTAGCACTTAAAAAATACCGCTTAAAAGCGTCCACACTGTTAATGATAGCCGAATATATCACGTTAGAAAAAAGAGGGTTTATTATAAGAGAAAACTCATCAAATATAATAACATCATCGAAAACCTTATTTCCAACAGCGAGAAATTGGTTGAACTGGTTGTATGTAAGTACATATATTTTATACCCGTCCCTCAGACTATTAGTGACAATATCACCGTAAAGCTCCTTATAACGCTGATAAAGTTGGACGGAAAGGGAACGTAAAGGGCTCAAGTGAAAGACGCGATGATAATTCTTTACAAACTCACCGGCTTTAGTAATCATGAGACGCGTCTTCCCGCTACCAGTCCTCCCTTTTATTAAAACATCTGTCATACACGCCAAATTCAGAATATTACATATATAAATTTTTTCATCGTTAAGAAACTAAAATAGTACCGAATCCATGACCCAAAAACGTTTTAAATAAAACCAAACAATAATAAAACGGGGGAAAAGATGGAAAACCCCGAAATACAAACCCAAAACATAAAGGAAATAGATGAAATAAGCATCCAAGATGTAAAAGCCTTAAGTGAGGGAATACCGGTAAAAATAAAGAAAATCCTAAAAGGTAAACTGGAAGACTTGATCGAGCTAGTAAAAGATCCTAATACGATGAGGGAAAAAGGATTGGAATGGTTAAAAAGACAAGGAGAAGAGCCGTATTTATTAATCGTAACGGTAGATGATGAGGGAACAGAAAGAAAGTTCTTGGTACATGAAACATATGCCTCCAGCTCAACACTTTATAAGCTGTTAAAGAAGTACGGTGTACTGAAAGCCGGCATGGAAATACTTATAAGATATGACCCAGAATCGATGAGATTTAAATTAGCGGTAGACTAAGTGATGATATGAGGCGTACGGATCCAGCACGGATAATAAACTACATAAACTCAAAATTACCGAGGAAAATAAGGTTTCATAATTTCAAGAGCGAAGTTATGGAAAAACTAAGAGAAATAATATTATATAACATCTCACAAGGCAAAGACCCCATTTCTTTTTATTCTGTACGAATAATTTTAAATTTTTATAAAGAACTAGCATATGAGAAACTGAAAAACCAAATGCCGGAAAAAGCGTTAAGAGAATATTTGGACGCGGAATTCCAGCAGATAGAGAAACAGTTATTTGATGAATTCTACAAGAGGTGATAGGAACGGATGTAGAAGATTTAACATTAAATCTCATTTTCGAATTCGTGATTTACAACGGGTACACAAGGAATGCACTGAAAGATTACCACGGAGAAACAATACCGTCTATAGGAATAACACATGAATATTTTTGCCCATATCACGAAAGAAGAGAGTGGTTGACATTCATAGATATAGATGAAAAACCCGCACTGAATAAGTTAAAAAAAATACTTATAAGAACACTTTTAACAACACAAATATCAGAACATTTACTAATAGCTAGGAATATTGTCCCCGTCTCAAATAACCGTTTTATCCCGCTAGAAAGAAAAACCAATGATATAGGATATACATCAATACTACCATCATTTATAATATCGGAATCGAAATACGGGTTTCATGTAATCGTAGTATCGCATAAGATATCAAGTGCGTCCGAACAAACGATAAGGGAGGAAATAACAAAAGAGCTGGAAAAAAATAAAATAAAAGTAGATAGATACCACCAACTGATCGGTGAGAAGAGAGGAAAAATAATACTAAGGATATTCGGCAAATATAAAGACAAACCAGAGATAACAGTAAGAGAAGTCTTCAAAAAATACGACCCGGTGACACAGGAGCTTTTAAAGCTTTACGACGTATCAAGGTGGTTAAAGATATGGGCAAACCTTACCCTGTCATCCTCCCAAAATACCTTTTGAAGATGGTGGATATGAAATTACTGAAAAACGCAAATATAGAGCTGATGATAACATTCGGAATAAACATACCGGAAGATGAAAATTTAAGGATACAATTACTGGCAAGGATGACGGATATGATAGAAATAATAGAGAGAGCAATAAAATTAATAAACTCAAAATATTTAGGAAAACCTGTTGATGAATACCATTTAGACATGGGACTCAAAATAACAGAAAGAATCATAGACACACAAGGGATACAAGACATAGACCTCGATATCCAATGCGATATAGATGAGGAAAATATAAAAAAAACAGAATTCACGAACATAAAAAGAATCGTATACATGGACACGGTAATAGGGGAAATAATAAAAAACATAAAAATGAAGAAAAGTTTAACATTAGGGTACATCACCTTATGCTATTTAAAAAGAGATAAAGAACAAAAACTCCTTAAAGCATATGATGAAGCATTAAACTTCTTTAAAGATTTATATATATATTACCGTTACAGGAACGTCATGGTATCAGACCCGGAGAACGAAAATTTAAAAACACTGATATCGAAAATAAAATCAAAAATGCCCAAACCCAAGGACAATAAGACAGAAAAAAACATAAACGTAAACGAAAACATAGATGAATTTATACTAGAATTATAGGTGAAACCGATGGATTATAGCGTATGCAAAAAAAGGTGTAAAACACGCCTAATATCCTCCAAGGAACCGTCAATCTCCTTACTACTGCAATTATACCAAATGTACACCTCAAAGAAGATAACAAATTGCGAAGAATTCTGTAAACTATACGTAACATTCCTTGATGCAGGAGAATTGATGTTCGGAGTGATGTGGACGAAGCTGTGGAGGAAAACGATAAACATGCACAGAACAAAAATATTTAAATGTTCACACTGCAATAATTTATTCGAAACAAGAACGACAACAGATCACATACTGAAATACTTAATACAACAAAAAATCATAGAAAAGGTAATGCGAAAATGATAAGTATAGAAGATATTAAAGCCCTTACAGAAGCGGAAAAAAATAAACCGCACAAAAAAGAACTGAGAGTAACGTCTGCCGTAACATGCCCAGTATTCGAAATCGTAGAATACTACGGGTTGAAAGTGGGAGAAGAAAAGCATAAGAAAATAGAAGAAAAACTGAAAGAAAAAGGATTGATACCGGAAGTAGAAATAGCACTAACAGTAAACGACATATTACTTAAAGGAAAAATAGATGCATTAGACCTAAACAATTACATCGTTTACGAAATTAAACCGCTTAACATTAAAGACTCATATATACGCCAGCTCTCACTTTACGTATGGATGATACGAAAATTAACGGGGATACAATTTGACGGCAAATTCTTATTGTATAACAAGGATGACCTACTAGAAGCATCTCCATCTTTTATAGATATGACATTAATTGATGAAATATTACAAAAAATAACAGAAAACTCAACAATAAAAGGAGAGTACTGCGAATTATGTAAAAAAAATAAAGGGTGTGAAAAGAAGTTAGAATGGAGAAAAAATTTCGGGTTTGAAATAAGGGAAATAAAAAAACTAGATGAAATCATTTAAAGCAAATAATGCCAGGAACGTATACATCCGGCACCAGCGGAGATGAAGAAGCCTTAAAGATATATAATTTATCGGAAGTCCTAACAGCGAGAATGACGCCATCAAAAGATATATTAGCGGTATAACGATAATTAATATTAATATAATATGAACTACCACTTAGATAAATTGTAGAGAAAACGTTAGCATTAGAAAACCCATTGGTATGACCAATAGTCAAACACTCACCCCGCAATATTTCAGGCAATATCTTCACCGACATTTTATTATATACCAGATCAAGTAAAGTGTCAAGATCCATAGTATAAGCCGGCAGTTTTTCCACATTTGTTATAACAACATCTCCATTCTCAATACTTATTCTATAATATTTATGAAAACCTTCTTTACCCGGACTTATAACAGCAGAATCCGTATAGATATCGCTATCGATGTTCCCACTATTATGGACGTATTCACTTATGATTACCTTATTCATGAAGACCCCAATTCAAACCTTAACATAAAAGGTTTAAAAACACTCAAACCCGATATTACCATGATAAATTCTTATAAAGTATTACACGAATAAGATACTAAACGGATGAAAAAATGGGAGACATGGAACTAACGTTATTAAAGTGCATAGAAAAATTAAACCAGATAGTGGAAAAAATAGAGGAAAATCTAGAATGTGTAACAATGATTTCTTTTGCAAATTCCGTATTGTTAATCTGTGATGATTATAAAGTAACAAAACACGGTGAAAAAATAGAAGTTGAAAGAAAAGGAAAGAAGATGACGTTAGAAAATAACAAGCTATGCTTCAACAATACTGAATGCATCAACACCGATATAGGAGAAGATAAGATAAAATTAAGAATACTGCTGTTACCAGAAGAATTAATAATAACATATATGGGTGAGGATTTACGATACCTATGACAGAAGTATATAGACTGATAGAGTGTGAAAAAATAGAAGACCAGCTGTGTGTTATGAATGACTACGAAATATATAATGACAATGAAGAACTGTTAATGAAAATAAAAGACAAAATGGTAATAATAGGAGAAAATTACATAAAAATCTTTAAAGAAGACAAGAAATTACTAGAAGTAAAAGACAAAAACATGTTATTTTATGTAGTAACAGATGAAAGGGGTTTTGCGATATTACAGATAGAAAACGTTATATCACAATTCTTCTCAAACATTCTATAACTCTCTTTTTTTCAATCTATACTCTAGAGTCTACTCTCTACTCCTTATACTCTGCCCTCTACACTCTAGACTCTTTCACTCTGTACTCTAGACTATGTGATCTAGAACATTACCCCATAGAAGATCGGGGGGGTGAGGTTCTATAAGAAAGTGCCACATTTTTGGTAAAATGGTGAGGGAATTGTTCTCTCCATCAAGAGCGTTATTTCTCTATGAAGAGGACGTAAGAAGATTGAGGGACAATGTTCTATATCCGCATCGGATCTTTGGGATG